TTACACGCGCTGTTATGGAATCGCCTTCCAATCCATAAAAAGTGTAAGCAACTGTAACTCTTGCATGACCCATGTTCGTGCGCTTTGCGCCAATCTCGATTGATGAATATTCATCTTTTTCAATTGTCGGTACAACGATTACGCCATTGTTAATAAGCGCCGGATACACCGCATTGATAACTGCATCAATTCCGCGGAACGCAAAGTTCTGTGCATTGTTGCGGTCATTCTTACCAATTGCCCCAACATCTTTCATTACTCCGATTAATCTTGTTTGAATTGTTGTCATTTGTTATGCCTCCTTGTTAGTTGTTTCCGTAGCAATTTACGAAAACGTATGTTGTATTGAACTCTGACCAATCTTCGTACTTCTTTGCAATTGCGTTCAATGCTTGGCGAATCGCCTTGTCACCGTTGTAATCAATGTTGATAACGCCAAAATCAATCTTGCGTACTGAAAACTTATATGTTGGAAACTGCGCCTTAAGTTCTGTGCGAATTGCCTTTGCTGTTTCTGCTGTCTTTGTCATTTGTTTGCCTTTCTTTGTATAAGCCCGTTTGCTTATGGTGAAAGTCTAGGGCATAACTTACGGTTTGTCTGACCATTTCCGCATGTGTCTTGTGTCACATTGTCTCTGGTGTTTCTTTCGAACAGGTGTTTGGACATAAGTTATTATTTGGCAGGGCTTCGGCCTGAAGGGTTCGGAGTGTCTAGCGGCTTCCGAACCTTTCCTTTTGATACCCTCGCTTCATTATCAGGGTTACCGCTAGTACTCTGAGCGTGGCTTGTACCCTCGTAAACCGCCGTTAGATGGCGTATCTTGTCTTGTCTACATACCAAGCGTGCGGGAACGCGAAAACCCGCGTATGGCTCTCTGAAGCCCGTAAAACGAATCGCCTACGGCTGTAATACCCATCAGTAACCATATATGGCGCGATTGGGAGCAATCCCCCGAATCTACACCGAATACTTCAGGTGACGGAGCGGCTTTGAACTAAGCCGTTTTCTACCCGCTTCTTAGGCTCAGGAGCGACTTAAACCCCGAACAGGTGTTCGATAAAAAATGTGGTTTAAAACACATCCTATAAGTACACAAACCGTAAGGTATCTGATACAGTTCTACCATAAGGCAAACGGGCCTTACAAACGAAAGGCAAGAAAATGTCAGTAGCAGTAACTTACGAAAAGCAAACACATAATGGTTTGTTTCGTAATACAGAACGTACATGGGTTGCATCAAACGGTCACACAGTAAAAGTAATTACAAAGCAAAACATTGCTTGTAAAACAACATGGGCTGGTCGCAATGCGGCATTTGCTGAAGTTGCTTATGTTTGCGAATGTGGTCGCGAATTTTCTACACAAGGTAATCCTAAAAAATCAGCACTTGATGCTCACGATTCATGGTTTACAAAGTCAGAACGCAAAGAACTTGTTGCACGTATGATGGAAGCGTTTAAAAATTAATTAATCTAAATGCACTTGATAGATTGCGGTGGTTCTACCTTTAACCGGGTCTACAAAATGCAAACGCTGTGAAGGTACGCCACTAACAGCCATTGAGTCACGTGCATAACGATTGTCTGATTCTGTTGAACCTGTCCAATAAATGTTTCCCGTTTGGTCAGACATTGGTTCTTGTGCAAATCGGTGATAGTGGCCAAGAAAAATATCTTGGAACATCCATTTGTATGCGCCAGCCTTCCAACGGTTTCCCGCGGCTTGCCATGCGCTAGGTGATGCAAAACCTGCACGACCTACTTCATCACCATGCATTAGCAATGCGCGGTAATTACCAATCTCTACTTGCTGAATATCTTCAGGGCAATCTTCCCACTTCAATCGTTTTTCACTTGCAAGCATTTGACGTGCAAATTCATAACACATGCGGTCTACGTTATCGCCCTTGGGTACGTGGTCGCGCTTTGAACCAATGCGTCCATGATTACCCCACTCAGCAACGACGTTTACATTTTCGAAGTTAGCCAAAAAAACACGAACGAAATCAACCATAAGAAAACTAACGGTGGTGAACTGCGTAAAAAGTGAAGCATCTATTTCCCATAATTGCGCTGAATAATTAAACAAACCTTCAACCATGTCACCGCCAAACATAATTGTGCAATCTTTAACGGGATGGTCTGAACGTTGAACGTCTGTAATGCTTACGGTTTTATTAGCAAAATCCATAACGCGCTGACGCATAATCTCTGAATTGTAAGATGTTGTTACCTTACTGCCTTGCCAATCCGTTGCGTGAACTAATGCAACTTCAGCCTTTGCCTTACGGCTATCTTTTTTAGGTGGCGTTACAGGCATGATTGGTTTCATGGACATAACCGCATCCCATGCACCGCTATAAGTTGCCGCGGCTAAATCTGCATTGCGTTGCTTGGCTTCAGCCAATTGGCGTTGAGTACGCGCTAAAGTGTGACGTAGTTGTTCGTTTGAATTTTCTTCGTTAATTGTCTCATCTAGCACAGTTTAAGCACCCCCCGTTACGGTGACGGGTTATCGTGCTAGTTGTAATGTCAATGTTTTCTTTTTTAAATGCGCGACCTAACACGCTTGCTTTTATATTACGGTCATACAGCGCTTTTTCTGCAACCGCTCTATCTTCTTTAGTAAGTAATTCCATAGCCTTTTTAACAGTACACGTTGCATTAAGCGGCGCTTCTTTTATAGCGCTCTGTATCGAATCCGCTAAAGCCATATCCGTACCTTCCGTTAGAGTAGTAAAAGGGTACAAGAAAAAACCCCCTACCGCACGAAGCAATAGGGGGTCAGTTCTTGTGTCTAATTAGTTTTTAAAAGCGGGTTTGCCGAATCCCACAATAGTAACTGCCTGAGACTTGCGCAGTTTGCCACCGTTCTTCTTTTTGTAGGCGCGAACCTTTAGGCAGACTTCGCCGCCGTTACGTTGGTTGCCCTTCTTGTCTGAAGATGTGTTGCCTTCGATAGTGGTAACGGTTCCGTCTCCATTATCTTTAACAACGATTCCTACGTGAGAGATGCGGTCAATGCCGTCATTAGGGAAATCAAAGAAAGCAATATCGCCGGGGAATGGTGTTGCTTCTTCGCCCTTTTCAAATTGGTCTTTTTTGATAAACGCCTGAGCGCCAGCAAAAGTTCCTACAACGCTAGGAATCTTTAGGCCAACTTCATTAGCGCACCACATGACAAATGACCCGCACCATGGCAAGAAGTTAGCCTTGGTAAATGCGCCGTACTTTGTTTCGTTATCTTTTGGCCCTTCAATCACGCCAATTTGCGTGCGGGCTACTTCGATAAAATCTGCGCGCTGACCCATTATGCATTTGCCTTTGCGCGGCGTGTATTTACCTTAACATCGGCTGTTGTTTCTGAGTTCAAATCTACTGCCGCAAATGCCGCATTGATTTCGTCATCATCAAGTTTGCCATCGTCAGCAAATGATTCTGCCAATTTCTGAACTACTTTTGCCGCGGCTGTAATGCCAGCAACAATGATTGCCTTAAATACGCTAATGCCAGCAATCGCACCCGCGCCAATTACTGCCAACCCGTTTGATGTAAATACTGCGACAATGCGCAATAAGATGTTTTTGATTCTTTCCATTATTCTTCCTTTTTTGTATATTCTCTGATGATATAAACAAGCGATAACCAAATAATCAAATACATGCCAATGGTTCGTGCGCTTCCTTCAAAGCAAATCCATGCAAATAACAGACCAACAACAACTAGGTTTAGGTCGGCAAGGATTCTAAGAAGTTTCATGGTTTTCTCCTATATGTAGCAGATGCGGCTTGTGATGCGATGCTTCCTACAATGACGGCTGAGACAACCGCATTTTTAGATTTTTGCCTTGATTCAGGTGACATATCTGCACCAATGTTGCTAAGCGCTGTAAATACTTCGGCAGGGTTTGTAAAGATTTCGCCAAGCAATTGCGCAGGGTTATCTAATACTTGTAATGCAACTACAACTTCGGCTGTAAGGATTACGCCGTTATCAAGTTGTACAAATGTATCAGGTGCCAGCGCTCGCAAATCTGTATCCGCAGTCAATTGCACAACTTGCGGAGTAGTTGAATTTTCAACTATTTCAGGAACAGGCGCAGATGCAATTGGTGCAGGTTCCGCTACAGGTTCTTGCACAGGTGCAGGTTCCGGTAAAGGTGTTGGCTCCGGAGCAGGTGCAGGTTCGGGAGTCGGTTCCGCTGGTAATTTTGGTTCCTCCGTTGGTGTTGGTGCAGTTTCAGGCGCAGGTTCAGGAACAGGTACGGGTTCAGGAATCGGCGCAGGAATTGGTGCAGGTTCAGGAATAGGAGTTGGCTCAGGTTGCGGTTGTGGGTCAGGTTCTCTGACGGGTTCAGGTGCGGGTGCAACAGGAACGGGAGTTGGAACAGGTTCAGTTGTAGGTGTTGGCGTATCATTTACAACCGTTGAAGTTTCTTGAGAGGTTGCAGTAGATGAATCCTGAGTTGGTTGCGGTGTTGTTGCTGTTTGCGTTTCTGTCGGGGTGGGTTGTGGCGTGGCTTCAGGAGTCGCAGTATTGGAAGCGGAAGGTTCAGGAGTCGCGGCAGGAGTTGATGCAGTTGCGGATGGAGATGGTTCTACAGACGGCGAAGGAGACGGAGAAGGCGTATCTGAAGGAGTTGGGGTTGGATTAACAGATGGACTTGATGATGGACTTGGAGTTTGGGTTGGTGTTGGGCTTGGTGTTGGGGATGGCGTTGGGGTTGGTTGTGGCGTGGCTGTTTCTACGGGAATAGGTGCAACACCATTGTAATAACCAAGTGCGCTGTTAGATAAATTATCGCTTACATAAGTATTAAATCCTTGCGCATATCCGCCTTCACAAAATAAACGCGGAATGTAGCCTTTATCAGCAAAAAATTCAACATTGTTATTCCAGCCAATTTGAAATGATTGAGTTGTGCCATTTGATTTGCCGCATACAACAGTTGCGTTGGCTTGTGCGGCATAAGCGGTATTGGCTAAGAATAAAGGAAAGGCTGAACCCGCTAGACAAGCAAAGATAACCCGTAAGGTTTTGCGAGGCATTTTACTCCATCGTGTAATGCCTTCACATAAAGTTTATCAGATTATTTAATTCTTACCTTGATAATTTCAACTTCGGTTTTAATAAGTTGCTGATTTTCAATCAGTTCATCAACCTTATTAATAAGCCCTGTTTTGCCATCATTATACAATGCGTATTCAATTCGCGATAATTTATCTTTAAGTTCATCTGTATGAGTACGAATTGTGTGTTTAGCAATCATGCCAACTCCCGCAAATAATGCGGCTCCTACAAAAAAATAAGAATAAATTATTGTTGCTACGTCGGATGACATGTTGCACCTTTCGGTTATGGGTTAAATAATTTGGTTTCTAATGATGTAATACGTTGTTTTAATTCTTTAATTGCTAAAACTAAAAATGGTGTAATTCGTTCATAAGATATTGAAAAAGGGTCGCCAAGCGGGTCTTTAATAACAACCATGCTAAGTTCGTTTTCAAGGTCTGCAATATCCTCAGCCAAAAATCCAACTTGGGTTTCGTTTGGTTCGCCTTCAGTTGTAAAATCATCACTTGTTTTGTAAGTAATTGGTTCTAATTTTGCAATTTTATCAAGCCATCCATCAGATGTAATATATTCAATATTTTGCTTAAATCTTTCAGATGAAGTTGTATAAGCAATGCGGCTACCTGTTGTAACAACAACCATTGTTGAACCCGAACCAGTTGTTATACCTGTATAAGTAGTTGTGCTATTAAGATTAGTTGCACCAGTAATACTTACGCTGTTACCGCTAATTGTTGCAGGGCCGCCAGCGGCTACACCAATAATGTTTGTAGTATCGGCTTGCATAGAAACATTGCTAGAACCTACATACATTTGCGGTCTTGTTCCACCACTTGCATCTGCGGTTGCACCGTAATGCATAAGAATACCATTTGAACTTAACGGAAGAATATGCCCTACATTTGAACCGCTATTTTTAAATGTTAAAGAATTTGAACTAGAAATCATGCTTACGGATGTGTTGCCACTACTTGTTTGAACAGTAGAACCAGTAATAGTTCCACCAGTAATATTTCCAGTACCAACACCAGTTAATCCAGTTGCGCCAATAGACCAACCATTAGTTAAAGTTGAACCTGTTCCTGTACCAAAATATCCATCATTGGCTCTAATACTTCCAGTAAACGTACCGCTATCAGCGGTAATATTGCCTTTGATATAAGCGCCTTGTGCAGATAAGTAACCAGTTGAACTAACATTAAATTTTTGTGAACCCGAACCAGCATCTATTTGAATTGCGCTTAATGTTCCTGTGGTAATAGAACCAGCATCAAGATTTGCAACAATTAACCCTGATATTGTAACTGAAGTCCAAGACGTACCACCCGCACCTGACCATTGCGCAATTACTTTGTTTGCGTAAGTTCCAGATGAACCGTATTGATACCAAATATCACCAACAGAATTAGCCGTAGACCCCGGAGTAGAAGTTGAATAATAAATTTTATTTTTACCATCCGCGGATGTTTGCGCCGCAGTTGCTTGAGTTGATGCAATAGTTGCTTGTGATTGTGCAATAGTTGCTTGTGAAGCCGCGTTATTTGCTTGTACGCCCGCATTAATTGCTTGAACTTGTGCATCTGAAGCCGTAGTTTGCGCAGATTCAGCGGTATACATAGCCTCATTAGGGCCTGTTTCAAGTTTTGCAATACGGTCAGTAATACTTCCAAAAATATCTTGCAAGTTAGGTGGGAGATTTACAAATGCCATTATGTAACCTGCCCATCTGCCAATTGTCTTGTAAGTGTAATTGTAACGCGTGACGGCCCTGTTTCGCCGGGGTTTACGCTAATAGCAACAATACGTAATATTTGATTTATACCATTAGGAAAAAAATCATCTTTAATACTTACGCGTGCTTCATCGCCTACTGTGTATCCTGAATAATAAGGGTCTACGTAAGGTGGGATAACGATTTCAACAGTTGTTGGTGGGTATGATGTTGCATCGCCTTGGCCTTTTGTAAGGTCTTTAAGCAATTGCAAATCAGGAATATCTGTATAACTTGCGCTATCTTCCAACAATGGCCAATCGCCTGATGCACCAATTAATGCAGGGTCAGTATAAGTAACTAATAATTTTTGATTATTAGCGCCATAACCTAAACCGTACAATGTATTTGTTGCGCTTGCTCCATCTTCGGGAAATTTATATTCAATGACATTGCCGGGAAACTGAAATATAGGGGAAAATTGAGCATTGTAATCGCTTCCAACACCAATTTGAAATTGATTGTAAAGAGTTCCAGTAGTCAAGTTCCAATAAGGCGCAATTCTAAAATCAAAAAATCGTGATGCTAAATCTTTAATTGCCTGATATACGGTTTTTAATTGATAGCCTTCGTAAATATTTTTAGTTGAATACGCAGTAGTTGTGCTGTTGTAAGTCAAACCCGTATTGCCATGACTCAATCCTTCGGTGTATTGCAATAATTGTCTTGCAATAACCGCAGGGTCAGTAAATGTTGAATAAGTTTTAGTAGTGCTAATACGTCGTCTATTGTATAATGATATGACTTCTTGTGCAGAAATACTTAATGTTTGAGATATTGAATCGTATTCACGCGCCCAAATAACGCCCGACCAAACAGGAATTGTTGTAAAAGTAATAGGGTCGGTATAAAGAACCCATAAAATAGTTTTGGCAGGAATTGTTCCGCTGTATACATTAGCGCTAGTACCATTAAAACCTGATAACAAAACATGGCCTTGAAATGTACCTACTGAATTTAATTGAGAACTAAAATTAACGCCTGTCATGGGCAATTCAGAAATAATTAAATTAGGCGCTGTGGCTGTTCCGCCTCTAGTAACAGTTCCCGTTGAACCACTTGCAATTGTAAATGTGCTACTTGTGCGAGCCGTAATAGCATATTCTGTTTTGTTATATTGCGAAGGCAACATACCAGTAATTGTTACATATTGGCCAACAGTAAAATTGTTATTAGCAGTATAAGTAATACTTGTACCATTGCCCGATGCGGTTGTTACGGTATAAACAGGCTGATAAAGATTAGTAGTTACATACCTAAATTCGGAAGTAGCCATTAGATAAACGCGCTCCGGTATGTAGTAGACATACTGCCAATAGTGCTAGTCCATGTGGTTGTTGAGTTAGGGTCAATAGCCAACCAACCATTAGATGTGCCAGTCATTACGTTACGGTTTGCATATCCGCTTGTATAAATTACGCGAGATAACAAATCAATAATTAAAGAACCGCCAGTAGGCACACTTTGAAAAATCATGTTTACAGTTCCATCTGATATTTGACCCGATGCAGACGGAGAGGCAACAGTAATAACAGGACATGATGTAGCCCATCCTGCATTAGTTAAATCAAATGATGTGCCTGATTGATACGTACCCGCATCTGTGTAATAGCGTGGGTCAGGAAAACTCATCATAATGCGAGTTTGAATATAACCGTAAGCAAATTCAGGCGTAATTGGTGTTGTTATTCCGCGTGAACGACCATACATCTGCATGTCGCCTGTGTTGCCATTAAGACGAAATTGAAATAATTTAAGTTGCTGAGATGCAGGTGTGTTGCCTGTAGGGTCAGGATAATAACCTAATGGTTGTGGCGCAAACTTTTGTTGCAAAGTTTTGTAATTAGCCTGTGCAGTTGTACCGCTATCACCTAATACAGTTACATCAATATAAACTGTGCGTTCATCATAAAAATCGCGGCCAGTATATGAGCCGTCAATATATCCGCGGTTATCATCTTGAATACGAAGCGGTGAAGTACCGCCTAATCCTTCGACATTGGTTACAAGAAAGTTAGTTCCTGTGCCAATAGTTAAGCCATTAAAAACAAATGTGTAATTATTTAATGGCATTATTTAGCCCCAATCGGTGTGCCTTGTTTTTGTGCTTTAGCCATTTGTCTTGCAATGTCATTTGTGTTGGAAGCATACACCGTAATGTTTTGTACTGTGCTTGAGCCGCTGCTACCGCTACTACCGCCTTTTGTTGCATTTCCATTTGGAACCGCACCAACAATTCCTGTTTTTTCCCCGGGTTTAACACCACCAAGTATACTAGGAATTTTTGGAGAAGTAATAGATTTATTTTTTAAATCGTCTGTTGCTTTAGCCGCTTTACCAATTGATATTGCAACTTTGTCAAAACCATCTGCAACACCTTTTAAGAATTTCATGCCCGGTAAGTAAGACATGCCTTGAATAAGTTTTCCTACAGCGCCAACAAGATAACCAACAATACTAATAATTGTTGCTAATCCTTCAGCCATAGTGTCACGGAATATTTTAAAACGATTCCACAAATATACAAATGCCGCGGCAAGTGCCATAGCCCCAAGAACCATATAAGTAAATGGATTGATACCGGCAATAATTGCTTGAATAATTGCCAAACCTTTAAGCGCGGCAGTTACCGTTAATATAATACCTACAAATACTTTGAGCGCGGCAGAATTTTGAGAAATCCAAGAAAAAACAGTTCCTAGATAAGCAACAAATCTAGTAAGAATTGGAATAACAACACTACCAATTGCTTGTGCAATGTTATCAAATTTTTCTTTAAGAATTGCAAGTTGTCCAGTAAAAGATTTAGCGTAAGCCTGTGCCTGACCACCAATTTTTTTATTCAGTTCATCAAACGCTTTGGCAATTGCTTCATTTTTAGGTAAAGATGCATCAAGCGTAATACCCATTTCTTTAAATGCGCGTGCCGCACCTTGGGTTCCTCTTGCTAAAATTCTAGCCGCGGATTCTAAACCAATATGTTTATATCTTGCCAAATCAGCCGCCATAGCCAATAATTTTGTTGATTTTTCAACATCATTGGTTGCAGTAACAAGCGTACCCATTGCTGTAACCGCTTCGGAACCTTGAAAGCCTAATTGATAATAAGCATCCGCATTATTGTAAATTTCTTTTTGCGTTTTTTCGCTAGTAATACCAATGCCGCTAAGTGCTTGATTCAATCTTAATGTAGATGATTGTAAATTAATTGTTTCTTGTTTCATCGCATTAAGTTCGTGGCCAACCATCATTACGCCTTGAGTAAGTAATGTTCCACCAAATACGCCAAGTATTGTTGTTTTGAGACTGCTCATAGTTGAAGAAAGGCGTTTAGATTGATTGCTAATTTGCTCTAATCCAGCGGTAGCCTTTGCAACACCCGGTTGAACACCTGAAGCGTCAAAGTAAATCTTTACATTTAATGGTGGAATTTCACTCATTATGCGCTCCTTAAATGTTTAGCAAGTATTCTTTGAATAATGTCACTACGCCTGAACTGTTCTAACGCAGGTTGCATGTATGGAAACTTTTGGCCTTTAGTCCATGTAGGTGCGCCACCTAATTCAACTGCACGTGCATAGACCATGTATGCGCCCGCTTCGGCTGTATAGATACCAAATCCAATGCGACTACTTTTGCCTTTAATGCTACGGCGCAAATTACCTGTTACGTTCATTGGCGGTTTGCCCGAAGTTGCAGGATAACCTACTGATTTTCTACTTCCTTGAATTTGGCGCATAGCAGTTCCCGCTAATTGCTTAGATATTTCATCTGCGGCCAAACCAATAGCAACTTCGAAACGTACTTTATACGTTTCAAGCGCGGCTTCGACTTGAGACAAGTTATCCGATTCGTTCATTGTCTACCTCCGTTACCACGCTATGTATTGCCAATATCCAAGAAAATATGTGTGCAGGTTGATTATCTACCTGTTCGGGTGTCCAACCAAATTCTTTTGCACATAAGTAATACTCCCAATATTCATCGGGGTATTCCATATCCTCATGCCGCGAACTCCCTTTTAGTACGTCTTTTAATCGTTGGAGTTTGCGGTAGGCGCTTTTGGGTCGTCTTGATTTCCTTCAATAATATTTGGAAATAGATAATCTTGTGCTTTAAGTGCTTCGTTAGATAGTGCATTGTAATCTAACGGAGTCAATTCATCTAATGAAGTAATCTTGATTGCTGGTGGGATTAAATCAAATGACCATTCGACTATCATTACGGCAATCAGACCATTTTGTAACGCAACCGCTTGCATCATTCCTTCTTGCTCATTTGCAACCGCAAGAACTTTATTGCGGTCTTTCATAAGCAATGTTGCAGGGTCACGCAATTTAACAGTAGCACCGCTTGGGAGTGTAATTACTTTCGACATAGTTTCCTTCCATCTGCCTTCGATTGTTTTAGGTTGAACCGGGGTAGGGGAAGGCGGCCTACCCCGGCCAACATTA